TTTATAAATAATACTTATATAAATATAATAATATATAAATATAATAATATAAATACTATAATTATATATTATATAAATATATATATGTATTATATATATGTATTAGGGTATCATACAAATGCTGTTTTGTCAATAGATGCTGTTAAAAATAAATATTTCACCTTTCTGTTAAAACTCTATTGACATTTGTGTTAAATTGGTGTATAATATAACGTATGTACCCAACTCTGTCTAAGAAGATATGGAAATCACTAATTCAACCTACTCCGAAAAAGAACGTCTAGAAGCCATCAATCTGTTCATTGCCTTTGGAGGTAATCGAGCAAGGGTGTCAGAAGCTCTTAAAATTCCCTACTCCACCTTACGTATGTGGGAGAAGCAGGATTGGTGGAGAGATGCCTATTTCCAAATCAAGCAGCAAGAAAGCTTGGTGCTTTCTGCTAAACTTCACAAAATTGTGATGAAGAGTTTGGAAGAATTGGATGATCGTATTGTGCATGGTGATCACTATTACCATCAAAAATCAGGGCAGGTTTTACGTAAACCTGTTAACGCCCGTGACCTTCAAAGCATTGTGCGAGACAGCATTGACCGAAAGTTGAAGCTGGACAAGCCTGCCACTGAAGAGCAGGACGCCAGTAACATCATGGACAAGCTTGCTGCTTTGGCTAAGAACTTTGAGGCCATTGCCGAGAAGGCCTCCAAAAAGGCTGCTGTTGAAGTTACTGACGTAATTTACATAGAGTCTCCTTTACAGGATACCAGTCAAGAAGGAAATCAAGATGGTGTGGATGAAGAACGGGAAGCGTGATTATAAACGTGAATATGAAAAATACCAGGGTACTCCAGAACAACGGGCTGCTCGTAGTGAACGAACTGTAGCACGAAATAAGGCCAATGCAGATGGAACAACCCGAAAAGGTGACGGAAAAGACCTCGACCACCGTGTTCCCCTTTCTAAGGGAGGAACCTCTTCTAAGTCAAATCTACGAGCTGTACCCAAGTCAGAAAATCGATCCTTTAGTCGAAACGCCGACGGCAGTCTCAAATCACAACGTAGCAAGCGAGAAAAGAAATGAACTTCCTAAAAAGTAAAACCCTTTGGACGAGTGTTATTGTTGCACTGCTCCCCTACACCGATGTAATCACTGGTATTACTTCTGGTGTTTCCCCTCTGGCAGGTGCTGTCATTGGTGGTGTGTTTATGGTTCTTCGTGTAATCACTAAGGTACCTCTCTCCGAGAAATAATCTAACGAATGAAACTCAATGCCCAACTGCTGGAGGGCTTTGTAAAAACCATATTGCACAGCAAGTTTGATGAGCCTGTAGAGACTCCTGAATTCCACAAAGAGGCCTGGGGTCTTTGTTGCAGTGAGAGTAATATGGTGGCTATTGCCGCTCCACGAAGTCACGCTAAAACCACAGGTATCACAATTTCTTATGGGCTTGCCACCCTGTTGTTTCGACAACGCAAGTTTATGATTTTGGTGTCTGACACCGAATCACAGGCTACGATGTTCTTGGGATTTATGAAAGAACATCTTCAGGATAATGAAGACCTTGCCACTTTGTTTGGTCTTAAGAAAAACCCTGAAGGCAAGGTGCAATTCATTAAAGATACTGAAACAGATATCATTGTTGAGTTTGAAGATGGTCATAAGTTTCGTATCATTGCTAAGGGTGCTGAACAAAAGCTACGGGGATTGATTTGGAACGGCTCACGGCCTGACATCATTCTCTGTGACGATATGGAAAACGATGAACTTGTTATGAACAAAGATCGTCGTGAGAAGATGCGTAGATGGTTCAACAGTGCTCTTCTCCCTTGTCGTAGTGCTTCAGGTATTGTTCGTGTGGTAGGTACCATCCTGCACATGGATAGCCTCTTAGAGCGTCTAATGCCTAAGCCTTGGGATAAAGATAGCACACAGGATGATTTAAAGCTTTATTCTAGAAAGCTCATTGGTGGTTGGAAATCGGTTAAATATCGTGCTCACAACCCTGACTTTTCCAAGATATTATGGCCCCAACGATGGCCTGCTAACAAGCTTAGGCTTGAACGAGATCGTTACATTCACCAGGGTATGCCTGACGGTTATTCACAAGAATACCTCAACTACCCCATTGATGAGTCTGTAGCCTACTTCAAACGTAAAGACTTCAACCCCATGATGCCCAATCATCATGACGGTAAAAAGCACTACTACCTTACAGTAGACTTGGCTATTTCTGAAAATGAAAAGGCTGACTACAGCGTGTTTATGGTGTCTGCTGTTGACGAGTATAAACGAATCTTCATCATTGATGTTATTCGTGAACGCTTGGATGCACGGGACATTGTAGACACCTTAATCAATTTACAGCGTGTGTATGATCCTGAAATTGTAGGTATTGAGGAGATGCAGGTGTCCAAATCTATTGGCCCTTTCCTTCGAGAAGAAATGATGAAAACAGGGGTGTTCTTAAACCTCCGTCCTCTGAAACATGGAGGTAAAGATAAAATTGCTCGTTCCCGGTCTATGCAAGCCCGTGTTCGGGCACATTCCGTTTATTTCTGCAAAGAGAAAGACTGGTATCAAACCTTTGAAGACGAATGTACTCGGTTTCCCCGTGATGCTCACGATGACCAAGTTGACGCCTTTGCTTATTTGGGATTGATGCTAGATACTCTTGTAGAAGCCCCAACCCGAAAAGAAATTGAGGATGAAGAATATGCAGATGAAGCCCGAGGAAGCGGCTACTTACAAGCCGGACGTAGCGCCACAACAGGGTACTGAAGAGGAACCTCTCCCCTCTGCTAACCTCTTAGACACCCTTGATAAAGAGGAAATCTCTAAGATTTCCCAACAGTGTAAACAAGGGTTTGACGAAGACTTGGATAGCCGAGGTGATTGGGAATCCTGTTTGGATGATTGGATTGCTTTAGCAAAACAAACCAAAAAGGAAAAAACCTACCCCTGGCCTGATGCCAGTAATGTCAAATACCCTATTGTAGCAACCGCTGCTATGCAGTTTGGTGCTCGTAGCTACCCTTCTCTTATTCCTTCTAATGGTAAGCTTGTCAATGCTGTAGTCATTGGTAAAGACCCAGATGGACAGAAGTTTGAAAAAGCCCAACGAGTATCCACCTACATGTCCTACCAACTGCTCCATGAAATGGATGGTTGGGAAGAAGACATGGATAAAATGCTTATGATGCTCCCCATTGTAGGTACCATGTTTAAGAAGACTTGGTATGACAAGGTGGATGACAGGGTTAAGAGCAAGCTTATTCTTCCTAAGAACATTGTTGTTAATTATTGGACAACCTCTCTGTATGACACTGAACGTATTTCAGAGGTCATTCATATGTCTCCTCGGATGCTTAAAGAGCGTCAGAATATGGGGATTTTTGCTGATGTAGACTTGGGTGATCCACAAGCTGCTCCAGAGTTTACAGCACAAGATGCTGATATGAACTCCTCTAGTCTACCCTACACCCTGGTAGAACAGCATTGTTTCCTTGATATTGATGATGATGGGTATGCTGAACCCTATATTGTAACGTTTGAATATAATTCAGGCAAGATTCTTCGCATTAGTCGTCGCTATCTCTTAGATGATGTGGTGTTGAAAGATGATGGTAAAACTATTGCAAAGATTAAACCAATTCAGATGTTCACCAAGTACGGTTTTATTCCTAATCCCGATGGTAGTTTTTATGATATTGGTTTTGGTGCATTACTTGGCCCTATTAACGAGTCGGTAAACACCCTTATCAACCAACTTGTAGACAGCGGTCATATTCATAACCTACAAGCCGGTTTCATTGGTAAGGCTCTCCGTCTAAAGATGGGAGATGCTGCCCTTAAACCCGGCGAATGGCGTCCTGTTAACGCCACAGGCGACGATTTACGTAAGCAAATTGTTCCTCTTCCTTCTAAGGAGCCTAGTAGTGTGTTGTTCCAACTTATGGGTACACTCATTACTTCTGGTAAGGAACTTGCCTCAGTAGCAGAAATCTTTACGGGGAAAATGCCGGGGCAGAATACTCCTGCCACGACTACGATGGCCACAGTAGAACAAGGTATGAAGGTATTTACTGCTGTGTATAAGCGTATTTTCCGTGCCCTTTCAGAAGAACTAGATAAGGTGTTTGAGCTAAACAGCCTCTATCTTGATCCTCAGAAATATATCACTGTGTTAGATATGGAAGTTGGTCCGCAAGACTTTGATAAGTCTTCTTGTGACATTTGCCCATCAGCAGACCCCAATGCTGCTAGTCAACAAGAAAAGTTGATGAAAGCTCAGGGACTGATGGAAATGCTCCAAGTTGCTGGTCCTATTTTCAATCCTGTTAAAGTGTTGTCCCGTGTACTAGAAGCTCAAGAGCAGCCTAATTGGCAAGAGCTGTTTAGTGATGAAGTTCAACAGAGTGGTCAAGTACCTCCCCCTCCTCCCGATCCTAAAATGATGGCTATTCAAGCCAAAATGCAAGCAGACCAACAGAAGGCTGCTGTAGACATTCAAGGTAAGCAAATGAAGATGGAGTTGGATGGACGTAGTGCCGAACAAAAGATGCAGATGGAAGCTCAAGAACATGCACAGAAAATGCAGCAACAAGAGCAGTCCGCTCTTTTGAAATCAGCCTCTGATATTCAGATGGCTAATATCTTTAGTGCAACAGAACGCACTAAGGCTACCCAAACGCTTGTTAATAACCAGCAAGCACATAACCAGAAAATGACTCAACAGAAAGAGGTGTCAAAATCACAGCAATCGAACTCCAAGAGTGGAAAACCGACGAAGTAACTAGGGCTTTTATTAAAGCTTTAGAACAGCGTTTAAGTGATATTCAATCCCATGTGCTTACATGGAGTAATGATGATCTGAAGAAGCATCAAGGTTACATCCAAGCACTACTTGATATGAACCCACAAGAATTTTCCGTAGAGGATTTTAAATGATTAAAGTAACAGGCTGTCGTATTTTAGTAAAGCCTTTCAAGATTCAAGAACATGATAAGGTGTTTGACTCTGCCAAAAAGGCAGGTATTATCCTAACGGAAGTATCTGAGCGTAAAGAGCAGGTAAATATCGATAAAGGCACCGTACTACAAATTGGTAGTAAGTGCCATGAAGATTATGTTGGAGAGTTATCCGTCGGTGATGTTATTGCCTATGCCAAATTTGGGGGCAAGTTTATCACAGAACCAGGAAAAGAAGATGATATTTTCCTCATCATAAATGATGAAGATTGTATCTGTATCTTTAAAGATGAGTAGTTGTATAATTTGTAATCAAGAATGTCCTAAACCTCTTTTTAAACGTACTTGGTTTAAAGAACGTAAATACTGTTCTTCTAAATGTATTAAAACTTCTTATAGAATTAAGCATTCAGAAAAAGATAAATTATCTAAACAGCAATGGGTAGATAAGAATCCAGAAAAACGAAAAGAGACTTCTAATAGGTATCAAAATAATAATAAAGCCTATTATAGAGCTTACGCAAGTTTATATCGAAGATGTAAACTAAAGGCAAAGCCTCAGAGTCTAACTGAGTTTGATGAACTATATCTTTTAGAGTTTTATGATTTAGCCCATAAACGTGGTTTAGAAGTGGATCATATTATTCCACTAACACACAAACTTGTATGTGGATTACATGTACCTGAAAATTTACAAATGTTAACACGCTCTCAAAACGCCCGGAAAAGTAATAAATTATTACCCGACGAAGATGTAGTAGCAATTTTTAAGGAAGACCTATGAGTGATAATGTAGATAATGTAGATCAAGTCCCTGATGAAGTTCCACAACTCACTGAGTTGGAGCAACGAGCTACCTCAATGGGATGGCGTCCCAAGGAAGAGTTTCACGGTAATGAGGATGATTTTATTGAAGCTAAGGAGTTTGTCCGGCGACAACCTCTGTTTGATAAGATTGAATCACAAAGTAAACAAATCAAAGCAGTATCTAAAGCTCTAGAGGCTCTTAAAGACCACTACACTCGTGTAGAAGAGGCGGCTGTTAATAAGGCCATTGATCAAATGAAGTTTCAGCGTAAGCAAGCCCTAGCGGATGGCGATGGTGATAACTTTGAGGTACTTGATACCGAGATCAAAAAGGCTGAACAACAGCTCACTAAGATTGAACAGACCCGTGCAATCCCTATTGTGGAAGAAGTAATTTCTAATCCAGAATGGGATAATTTTCAAGCTCGTAACCAATGGTACAACAACACTCCCCATATGCGGATGTATGCTGACCAAGTAGGTGCAAAGCTTGCTGCAACTGGTATGACACCCTCAGAGGTGTTACGTGAAGTTGAAAAGGAAGTTCGTAAGGAGTTCCCCACTAAGTTCCGTAACCCTAATAAGGACAGCGCCCCAGACGTTGACTCAAGTCGAGGTGCCCAAAAAAGTGGAAAGGTTTCTGATGAATCTTTCCTCACAGAGACAGAGCGTAAGGTTATGAATGACCTTGTTCGGCAAAAAGTGCTGACCAAAGAAAAATATATTGCTGATTTAAAGGCCATCCGTGGCATCAAGTAAGGAGAAAGTTATGGCTCGAACTCCCTCAGTGGCAAGTGCCCGCCCCCGTCGTGCAACTCTCGGTAAGCGTAACCGCTTAGCAATCCAGAACATGGAAGAGGGTTTTACGTACCGTATTGTCAACGATGTTGATGATCGTGTAGACTACCTAAAAGGCCTCGGCTATGAGCTTTGCTCAAAAGAACAGGTAGGAGCGATTGGTAACAAACGTGTGGACAATACTTCTTCTATAGGCTCCACAGCACATTTTTCTGTTGGTCAAGGCACCAAAGCAGTCATCATGCGTATTCCTCGTGAATATGCTCTTGAAGATCAGGTTGCTAAACAAGCAGAAATTGATGAGGTTGAGGGCACTATGAAAAGTGATGCCCGTAAAGCTGCCGACTACGGCAAGTTAGAAATTTCTTAATTTATGGGCCTCGCTTATTTCTATCTATTGAAAGGATAAGCTCATGGCTAACACTCCCCGCATTAACGGCTTTAAACCCGTTAAGCACTTCTCAGGCGCGCCTTACAACGGGCAGGCGACCCTCTATTACGTTGCTGCCGCTTCGGATGAAATCCTGGTTGGTGACGTAGCTAAACTTGCTGGTTCAGCAGACGCTAACGGTATTCCGTCAGCGGAACTTTGTGGTGCTACTGATGTACCTATTGGTATTGTTGTTGGCATTCTCCCCTCTAAGTTTGATCCTGTAGGCAAAATGACTACGGGTTCTCTCGTTCTTGATCTTCCTGCCGCTGCTCAAATTGCAGCCGGCGCGGCTGGTTATATTTTGGTTGCAGACGCAACTGACATTATCATGGAAGTAGAAGCTGATACTTCAGCTACTCCTGCCCTTGTTGACGTTGGTCTGAACGTGAGTCATACGAATCTGGCAAACTCCCTTACCCGGACTGCTGCGACGACTACCTCACCTGCGGCTGTGAACACTACAACTAAAGCGGTTACTTCCACTCTGAATTTCCAAATTCTTGGTTTTGTACAGCGTCTTGATAATGAGATTGCTGCTTCTGCTAAACGGTTGGTGCGATTTAATCGTCATCAGTACATGGGCGTTGGTACTACTGGTATTTAAGGAGATTAAGATATGAGTGGCGTAATCACTACCTCAAGTTTTGCAAAAAGCCTCTGGCCTGGTGTTAATACCTGGTACGGTCAGGCTTATGATGAGTATCCCGTCGAATGGGACAAACTCTTTGAAAAGAATACCTCCCGTCGAGCTTTCGAGGAGGATGTTGGTACCTCTGGTATGGGTCTTGCAGTGGTTAAGGATCAAGGCGGCTCTGTCGTTTATGACACCACCCGGCAAGGTTTCACCAGTCGTTACCAACACGTAACGTATGGTCTGGGCTTCATCGTAACCCGTGAAGCTTTTGATGACGACCTGTATGATGTTGTTGGTAAGAAGAAGGCCCAAGGTCTTGCATTCTCAATGCGTCAGACTAAGGAAATCATCGCGGCTAACATCTTTAACCGTGCTTTCAACACCGGGTATGCTGGTGGTGATGGTGCTTCACTGATTGCTTCGGCAGGCAGTGCAAGCGTTGGTGGTAGTGCTACTGCTCCTAACGTTGCTGGTGGTACTTACACCAACGGTTCTAGTGCTGCTGTTGACCTTTCAGAAGCTGCTCTTGAGCAAGCCTGTATTGATATTGCAGACTTCAAGAACGACCGTGGTCTGAAGATTGCTGTTCGTCCCCGTAAGTTGGTTCTTCCGAAGGAACTGATGTTTGAGGCGAATCGTATCCTGAAGACTGATGGCCGTGTTGGCACCGACCTGAATGATATTAATGCGATCAAGACTATGGGTATGATTCCTGAAGTCGTGGTAAATCATTATCTGACCGATAATGATGCATGGTTCATTCTGACTGATGTTAAGGATGGTCTGAAGTATTTTGAACGTCGTGCTGACGAGTTTGGTATGGACGAAGACTTTGACACCGAAAATGCTAAGTATAAGGCTACTGCCCGTTACAGCTTCGGTTTCACTGATCGTCGGGGTATCTACGGTAGCCCTGGCGTTTAAGGAATAGGCATGGCTAATTTTGTGGCTTCACAAGTTGGCCTGTCTTATCCCAAGGGGCGCGATCTTATCACTAAGATTGTGCCCATTGCACGTACAGACAGCTCAACGCTTAAATGTGTTATTCCAAAGGATGCTGTAATTGTTGATGTACACGTACACCAAACCACTGACGCTGTAACTGCCGCTGGTAGTTTTGTGTTAGGTTGGGCTGGGTCTACTTCCGCAGTTCTTTCAGCATTTTCAATGGCAACGACCAAGGTGGGTCTAGTCAACCCTGGCACCTCTGCTGGTGCTAGTTTATTTACTAAGTTGGACGGAGATAAGGGTATTATCTCAACCTACACCGTAGGTAGTTCAACTGCTGGTGGCACAGGTTATGTAATTCTAAGTTACTTCCTGGCCTCTGGTAATGAAGGTGTTGACGACTAAATAGACGATTACTCGTTAGACGATTACCCGTAACGTCTTTAATAGAACATACGGCAATGGGGGTGAGAAGCCCCCTCTTTCTTTAGCATTTCCAAGTATACGGGGTACGCGTTAATGGATATTCAACAACTTTTTATCGCCCTACTAGCGGCTACTACTGGTATTTTGGGATGGTTTTCCCGTACTTTGTGGGACGCAGTAGTGAAGTTAAAAGAAGATATGGCTAAACTAGAAGTAAAGATTGGCACTGATTATGTTCGATATGATCGGTTACAAGACGCTTTAAAGCCAATTATGGAAGCTCTCAGAGAGATTCAAGAAACAGTTAAACAAAAAGCTGACAAGTAATTGTCTATGGAAGGGGATGGAAATGAGTAACAACGTCTTTGTTAAGAGTGGTCGCGTAACGAATCTGGTTCCTGATGGAACCACTGGTACCCCTACGGGTGCTTGGTTATACAAGGATGCACCTAAGAGTGCTATCCAGGTTGTAGCAACTGCTGCTGCAACTGTAGTATTTGATGTAAGTAATAATGGTGTAAATGCCTGTGCTACAACTTTAGGTACCATTACATTAGGTGCTGCTGGTAGTGATGGTTTTACTACTGATGCTCCTTGGAAGTTTATCCGGGCACGTGTCACAGCTAACAGCGGTGCTGTGTCTATCTTGATGAGCGTGTAAGGTGACTTATACCGTTAATCCTCAGATTAGTGGTGCGGAAGATGTTTACCAGTTAAGTGGTAGATCACAAGAAGTGAATGCAGTGGGAGGGGACTTTAGTCCCCCCTATTCTGTTTCTTTCCTTACAGATCAATTACCCAACTCACTGGTAGGTGGATTTGCCCGTGCCAGTAATGCTACTATGTTTAATTCTGCTGGGCAACGTGTATGGGCTCCAGCCAATATGCTTGTGCGTTCTAACGATTTTAGTAATGCTTCTTGGGTAAAAACACGAGCAACTACCACCCTTAGTAGTGATATTTCTATTGGAGTACCTTTTCTTTTTGCAGAGGACTCTACCGCTGCTGCAACCCACTCTATTTTACAAAGTGTAACCTTTGTTGCCGGAGTTCCTTACTGTTTTTCAGTATACGTAAAAGGGTCCGGTCGGGATATTGCATTACAATTACCCACCGGAAATTTTAGTGCAGTTACTGGGCCAGCTTATTTTAACCTAACTACGGGTGCTGTGGCCCTGTCTGGTGGGGCTACGGCTACAATTGAGTTAGTACAGCCAAATGTCTGGAGACTCTCTGTAACTGCTACATGTACCCTTGCTGGTGCAGCAAACTTAATCATATATCTAGCTAGTGGGGTAACTAATAGTTATAATGGTGATGGAGCTTCTGGCGTCATTATTTCAGCCCCCCAACTAGAGTATAAATCTGTTTCTGGACTTACACCGTGGAACAGTACAGCAGCCTCTGCTTACTATGGCCCACGTTTTGATTACAACCCAGTAACTTTAGAAGCTCGTGGCTTTCTCATTGAGGGTGCCAGTACGAATCGTATTGCTAATTCTGAAATGGTTGGGGCTTCTATTGGGGTTCATCCAACGACTTGGCAAGCTGGAAATTCTAACGGTGTTGTAACATCTATTGTTGGAACTGGGACCGAAGACGGAATGCCTTATGTTGATGTGAGGTTCTCGGGAACTGCCACACTGGCGGGTACGACGAATCTGGAATTCAACGCCGTTGCATCGACCACTGCGGCCGTTGGCGAACTTTGGTGCGGTAGTGTCTATATTCGTAAACTCTCCGGCACCGACCCATCAGGGTCGAAGTCTCTCCAGCTTATTGAGGGGAATCCCAGCTACCTAGGATCGCCAGGCGCGGCTAATGTCTCTATTGGCTGGGGGGCCGCATCGCTACGACTGCACCGCCCTTATGCGGTGGGGACCCTTGCAAATGCCGGGTCTACGAATATCCGCCTGGCGCTGAGCATGACGTATGCCCTTAGCGAGGTTGTGGATATTACCATGCGGGTAGCTTGTCCTCAGCTTGAAGGTGGAACTACACCCTCTTGCTACGCCCCATCTAGCCCTATTCCTACTTATGGTATTGTGGCGACACGGGCTGTAGACGCATGTTCAACAGCCTTCACCACATGGAATCCCACTGAAGGTACTGTGTTTGCTGATTTTGAAACCAACATGGCAAATGCTACCGCGTTTGTTCCTGCTCTTGCCTTCTCAGACGGTACTACTGCAAATCGTACACACATGTCAACAGTAATTACCCCTACTACTATTGGGGGGATTATGCACTCGGTTGTTGCGGGTGTTACCGAGGTCAACCTAAACGCTACTCCGGTGGCAGGGGCTCGATGTAAATCAGCCTATCGTTATCGTTTAAATGACTGGGCTATTTGTAGTAATGGTGGAGCAATTGCTCCTGACACTTTAGCAGGAGTTCTTCCCTCAGTTACAACCCTGGCTCTTGGAGTATCTAGTACCGTGAACACTCCTACAATGTGGCGGTGGTTGCGGAAAGTTAGCTACTATCCTCGTGGACTCACCAACACAGAACTACAGGCAATAACATCATGAGTGATTATTACTTTCGAGTTAAGGCTTCTGATCGTGCTGAACTACGTCGAGTGCTACGAGCTATTAATGTCATCCGAGTTGTAAACGGGGAGATTGTTCCCCGTCGTGATGGGGATGCTTGGCTAGAAGTGGGTAGGATTGAAGATTGGCAAAATCCTGGACAATGGGTGAAAGAGCCCATCTCAGGGGAGGTCTACTGGCATTACAATTTACGTACAGATATTGCATTACGAGCACGTATTCGTAACTTAGTGGATTCAGGTGATCCAGACGCTATTCTCCTAGATTCAGAGAAAGGCCGATGGTTTTTCCGAGCAGATGGGGATAATGACACTACAGCCCCTAATTTTATTAAACTTGTATGGCTGTAATTGGAGTAAATAATGGCACGTAATATTAATGGTTTTGTGGGTACCTATAGTTCTATTGCAGAACTTTCTACTAAGTTCCCGCCTTCAGAGTATGTGGGCTGTAATGCTAACATTGGTACAGCAGTGCCTTATCAAAAGGCATGGTGTGATGGCACTTCATGGGGTGCTGTTACCTCTGCACAACTTACCACTTTAAATCGCACCACGAGGCGTACAGACGCCTTGGTGAAGGTGTTTGGTCCCACTGATGCAAGTGGTTATACTTTTGCAGCTCCTAGTGGTTCTTTAGCTTTTGACTGGGCTACTTCAGTAAAACAAGAGGTCGAGGCCCCTTTTAGTGCTGTGCGTCTTGTTGTATGGAATCGTCGTAACGCAACTTTAAACTTTAAAGGGGTGGTGGGTGTGACGGAAACTGCCAGTGTAGCAGATACTTCTTATCGTACCGTTCCACGTATTTCGGGAGTCTTCTATCCACAAGTAGCTCCTGGAGTTACGGTGCAGGGATTTAAACCTGTTACTTTTTCAGGAGCTGGTTCTGTAACCCTTGCGGCCGCTGCCACATCACAAACTATTGCTATTAGTGATCGTATTCCCCTAGCCTCAGTTCCACGAGTAGCAGGTGAAAACAGTACAAGGCCTCTATTACTCTCCCGTGCATATGTTCCAGGAGCAACCGCTAGTGGGGGCTTTGGGGCAGCTACTCCCTGGATGCCCTCAAATCTTTCCCTCTCTTCTGCAACTGCTCTAACAGTAAATGGTGGACGTATTTATGCACAATCTGGCGCTGGGGCTGATTATGTAGGCACCCCAATAGCTGTACCTGATAATATTACACCTAATGCTTGTATTGAATATGGTCAAATTATCAGTTTTAATGTACCTGTATTAAGTGTGTGGGGTGTTGGTGATTCTATTACCAATCTTCCTGATGCTATTACACAATCTACCTTTATTAACTCTTGGGGCATGCGTGCATGTGCAGAAGTTAGTACCCCTGAACGCCCCGTTGTATGGGCAAATATGGGGGCTCCGGTAGCAGGAGCTGCTAAGTATTTAGCCTTAGCTCGTCAGTATTTAGCAGCAGGTTGTCCTGCCCCATCAGTGCTTGTGGTTAATCCTGTAAGTGCTAATGATGACTCCTCTAACTGGGTTACTGCGGGTCAGTATGGTATGACTCAAAGTCGTGATTGGGCATTAGACAGTATTCGACTGGCGCGTGAGTATAACATTCCTTACATCATCTGGTTCCCATTACTTCCCCGTGAGACTTCTCCAGGTGGAGCAGCTAGTGATGCCCTACGTAAGCAACTTAACGCTGAAATGCGTGTGATTGCTGCGGCAAATGGTATTACTTTCCTAGACTTCTCTGCTCTTAGTGATGGTGCTGCTCTAGAGTTCTTTTATAGCAAATACGACTATGGTGATGGTTTACATCAAAATGAGCTGGCTAATACTGAAGTTTTAGTTCCTAAATTAGCAGCGATCTTACGCACCCTACTGTAATATGAAAAAAATTAGATGGCCCGGTCACGGGTATAAATTTACTTGCCACCGATGTGGTTTCTGGTTTCCTTCAACTGAGATTAGACAAGAGTGGACAGGGCTATCTGTTTGTGGGAAATGCTGGGAACCTCGTCACCCTCAAACTCTAATTAAAGTACATGGTGAATCTGCCTTCCCTACATTTGTAAGTAAAGATGGTCCTGATGTATATGTAGCTTATTGTGATATTACAACTCGTAGTGCTTTTGCAGATTTAGGTACCGCAGATTGTATGCAAGCAGATTTAGCACTTCCTGCCTATAGTGTACTACTTGATTTAAACAGTAATGGACATGGAGTACCTTAATGACTACTAGTAGTGTATATACTTATTCTCGAACTCGGGATCAAATTGTTACAGCAGCTTTACGTAAACTAGGTGTATTAGCAGAGGGTCAAACCCCTTCCGCTCAAGACCTTTCAGACGGTGCCGAAAGCCTTAATGCTGCTGTAGCAGAGCTTCGTGGTAAGGGTATGATGCTGTGGGCTCGTACAGAGTATACCTTTACTCCTACTACAGGCTCTTATAACATTGGTACAGGGCTTACATTAAACACTGTGTTTCCTGTACATCTCTTACAAGCTATTCGTACTGACACTGGTGCTAAGATTGATATGGAAATTGTTTCTAAGACTACTTACAACACTCTCCCTCAAAACTCAACAGGTACCCCTTTAAAGCTTGCTTATCAACCTTTTATTAATTATGGAATTATTAGTCTTTGGCCTGCGCCGACTAGTACAAATACTTCCACAATTACTTTAGTATACCAACGCCCTTTTCAATATTTTATCTCCAATAGTGATACTGCTGATTTTCCTGAAGAATGGTACAACGCTTTAATCTATAAACTTGCTGTGCTTCTTGCTCCTGAATGGTCTATCCCAATGACGGATCGGCAGCAACTTAAACAAGAAGCTAAAGAGTATTTAGAAGCAGCTTTAGAAAATGGTGGTGAAGACGCTTCGTTTTTTATCATGCCTCATCGGAGAACTTAATTGCCCTACACTAAGACACCTACAATGGATACCTACTCTTCGGATAGAGTGCAGCTCTTTCGTGAAGTGGCCCAGCGGGATGGTGGGCAGTTAGGTAAAGATGAAGATTATCTAAACGTTTTTATGGAGCCTGTGAAACAAAGTAAAGCAGGCGACCAGCGTCATTTCATTATGAAACGCTGTGGTAGTTCTCAAGTGATCCCTTCTGTAGCAGCCTCAAATGTTCGAGGTATGCATTATTGGGCGGATCAAGGTAAGCTCTATTACTGTGTTGGACGTAGTGTTTATGTTTATGATGTAAGTGCAGGTACTTCTGTGACTCTTACAGATGTATTTGTAACAAGCTCTGGAGAAGTAGGGTTTACGGAGTTTTTGTATATTGATGGTACAACTAAAATTGTAGCTACAGATGGTACAGCAGTAAGTGGTATTATTACAATTGATTCCACAAATACTGTAGTTACTGGCGCAGACGCAGACCTCCCAGCACATCTCCCCTATCCTATTTTCCTAGACGGTTATCTTTTTGTATGTAAAGCCAATAGTGCTGATTTATACAATAGTGATCAGGATGATCCCTTAGCTTGGACTGCTGATACTTTTATCAGTGCTGAAATGGAACCTGACTTAGTTGTTCGTATTGCAAAGATTAACAACTACATCTTAGTGTTTGGTAAAGAGTCTATTGAGTATTTCTGGGATGCTGCTAATGTAGCCCCAGACAGCCCTTTACAGCGTAACGATACTCCTATTAAAGTTAATAGTTATCTAAGTGGCTTTGCTATTTATGGTAATAGTATTTACTTTATCGGACAGGATATGAATGGTCAGCCTGATGTGTTTGTTCTAAAGGACTTTAAGATCGAGTCTATTGGTACACCAAGTATCTCTCGTTATTTGAATGTAGCGGGGGATGATATTTCAAGTTGGCAAGGGGTTATTGTATCGGTACAAGGACACACCTTCTATTTGATTAATGCAGGTTCTAGTAAGACTTGGGCTATTGACGTAGACACTATGCTTATCACTAGATGGGCTTTTCAAAGCAATTCTACGTTTGATATTCGTAAAACGTCCTCTGTTACCTCTTCATCCAGCTCACGAAGTTTCTTTGCTCTAGATGATGGTACAAGCACCGTATATCGTTTTAATGAAGAACTCTATCAAGATAATGGTGTAAATTATACAGTGGTTGTAACCACTGAAGCTTCTGACTTTGGAACATTAAACCGTAAGAGTATGGCACGTGCCTCCTTGCTAAGTGATCGCCCAGAAGTAGATAGCTATATTACGCTTTCTTGGAGTGATAATGATTATAAAACATTCTCCACGGGAGTTTCTATTAATCTAAATCAAGACCTTCCCTGCGCGACACGTTTAGGGAACTTTAGACAACGTATATTTAAAATCACCTACACTGATCAATATGCAATGCGTATTCAAGATTTAGAAGTAGATATTAACAAAGGAACTCGCTAATGGCTGACACTACTTTTACTTCAGGGACAGTTGTTACTTCTCCTTGGTTAAATGATGTTAATGATGCTGTTTACAGGAAACTACATGGTTACATTAATGCTAAAGAGTATGGTGTTGTGGGGGACGGTGTTACGAATGACACCACTGCAATGCAGGCATTTTTTACGGCCTGTATGACAGGAAAGAAGGGGTATCTCGGTGCCGGCACATATTCAGTAGATGAGGGGATTTTAACACTCCAACCACTAACTAATGTCCATACTGCTGGCCCTTCTATTGAAACTGCCGGGTACTACAAAACCATCTTTAAACCTCGGGGGACTACTAATGCCCCCATCATCACTATCCAAAATTTAACCCAGTCCTCACCAGCAGGTAGGTTTTTAAAGGGGGGTTATCTAGGTGGAATTGGATTTGATGGTACAGCACAGCCGGGTGGCTGGACTGCCTCCCATGCGCTATCTATTCGTGGGTGCGATGGATGGACCTTTGACTATCTAAATGGTGATAGTCTCCGTGGAAGTCTTTTATATATCCCACAAAACTTATATGCTGGAAACAACCCTGATCCTTACCACGTAGCCTTTTGTCTGTTTAACGGGCTCCAAAGTAACTTTGGGAATGGCTGGGTAATTGAGAATAACAACTTTGTAGGTTTTACTAGTAATGAAATCTTTAACATTGCTTGTTATGGTTCAAGCACTGGCTTCGGTGCAGTAAAGACGTGTGGAGCAGGAAACATCTACAAGAAGGTTTCTGTAGGCACTTGTTATGGATATGCAATTGATATTTATGACGGGTCTGCTGGTGGTAGGTCAAGTCGTGAAGAATTCCAGATTCTGGAATTAGATGATCCCCAATATGGTATTAGGATAATTAATCAAGATCAAGGACGCATTACCCAATGTCGGATTGTCCATCGTTATCATGCAGCTGACAGTTACTGGCCTAAGGTAGCCTTAAATATCTCTAATGCCTCAAATGTTCAGGTAAGTAATTGTTTGTTTGATATTACCCATCGCATTGAAGCTGGTGGGGTAAAAGCAGACTTAGGTAAGTTCCTTGAAGCTAATAGTTCGACTGGAATTACTGGAGTTACTGTCAACTACCGCATCAATGATAATGCTGGGTTTAGTCTAACAAACACTGACTTTTTAACTGGTGTAAACATCTCTTCAAGTGCTACACTAACCTACCGAACTAGTACACCTGTAGACAACTCTGTGGTGTACGATAGTAGGTACGTTACTGGATTTGCTTCAAAAGCATCAGGAACAGTGAATATCCTTAATAGTGGTTTTGGTACTGCTCCTAACAACCTTGCAATGGCCTCCTCAATTTATAATCCTCGTGGGGATTACAATACAGGCACCTCTACATATACAGTACCTGTCACTGGGGCTTATAAAGTATCAGGAACCATCCATGTAAATGGTTTGACAGCGGGTACTAAAGTAAGGCTAGGTATTTATAATGGTACCTCCGTATTAATCCAACAAGAGACAAACACCGTTGGTACAGGTAGAAATAGCTGCTCGTTTACAGGTGTTCTTTCTCTTACTCGGGGAGATGCTTTAACTCTCAATGCAGATCAGAATAGCGGTGCTGGATCAACTCTAAACATAGCAGGTACTGATAATCATTGGGAAGTCTTTTTACTACAGGATAGTGGAACTTCATAATGGCTAGTAAACTACCCCCTCTTCCAGTAGGGGTAGCCCCTGGATCGGGGTACTGGAATGATTGGTATGAAAAACTCCGCAATCTCATTAATAGTATTACTTCAGGAGTAGCTTGGACACTTGTTACAGGAACTCCAACGACTTTAAGTGGCTATGGTATTACTGATCCTGTGGAACTTACCTCATCTAAAAACGCTGTCTCTGGATATGCTGGATTAAATGGGGTATCTCGTACTACTAAAGGGGTAGATACTACCGATGATATTATCACTGATAGCACTACTAAAGGCCCAGTTTTAAAAAGTCCTAATGGACATTACTGGAGAGCTACTATTAGTAATCTTGGTGTTCTTACCTGGACTGATCTAGGTACTACTAAACCTTAAGGAACTACTATGTCAGATTCACTCGGATGGATGAACGCAACATTGCCGGACCAGGAGCAACCTGTTTATACTGAAACAATGGAGCCAGGCTTTAATCCCTTTTCATACGGGAATCTTGCTTCTATGTTTAACATAGGTATGGGTAATATTGGAGGTGGAGGAGATAACTATCAATGGGGGTTTGACAATAGTAACATCCCAAACTTAATAGATCAAGGGTACTCTTTTCAAGGTAGGTACGGAGATCAAGGAGAGAATGGTTATTACGGTCAAATGCTTAAAGATGGTAAGGTAGTCGATACTAAGTTTAACTCTTTGGATGACCCTTTTTTTGGAGCCTTAATTGACTTTGGTGTAGGAAGTGTGCTAGGTGGTGCACCCTTCTTAGGGGGTGGTGGTGGTCTTGCTGGAACACTTGGTTATGGTGGTGGGTCCCTTGGAGGTGCCATTAATGGTGCTGCTACAGGGGGCTTAATTTCGGCTGGTAATGGACAAGGTATTGGCCGAGGACTTCTCTCTGGGGGTCTAGGGGGCTTTGCTGGTGGTAGTAATTTTGCTAAAGATTTAGGGGTTACAAACCCTATTGCTAGTGCAGCAGTAAATAGAGGTATTGGAGCCACTGTTGGTGCAATAGCCGGTGGTGCTGATGGTGGTGATGCGGCGCGGGCTGGCCTCACTGGTGGTTTGATGGGGGGTATTACACAAGGACTTAATTCTATGGGTGATGGATTTAGTAATTTTTGGAATAATCTGACAGGTGGAGGCCAATCTAGTTTACCGGGACTCTCTAATGACCCTGCTCAAAATGCTTCTTATCCTGCTGATTGGCAACCCGGTGGGCAAGTGGGAGCAGCTTTACGACAAGACTTAGGTACTAACTATGATATGTCCTATGCTCCCCCTTCCTCCTCATATGGTAATGGTAATGCCTATAACCTTCCTCAACCTCAACAAGAGGTAGGTCAGAAACAAGCCACTAGTTTTTCAATGCCTTCAATGGGCAATGTAGGTAACTTCCTTGGTAACAATGCTGGTAATCTGGCATCAATGCTGTATGGATTTTATAACAACCGTAAACAACAAAATGCTCTCAATGGTCAGATGAACAACCTACAAGGTATGTTTGGTCAGAATAGCCCTTATGCTGCACAACTGCGTAATAAGCTTATGGCACAAGCTGCACAACGTGGTACACGTTCAAATGTAGCAGGTCGAGAAGTTCAACTTCAAGCCGCCCTGGCACAGAACGCTGCTGGCCTTGCCCCAAGTCTGTACAACATGCAGAACGCTAAGAATGGCTTGCAGAACAACCAGATGAACATGATTCTTCAAGGTGGACGTCTGCTAGGCCCCGGTTTAGCTCAGCTCTTTGGCCAACAGCCACAACAGCCAGCTTTCCAAGCTGACTCTAATACTATGGGGGATCTGTGGTAATGGACGGCACGACACTACAAAGTCTGTTCTCTCAAGGTAATCCTTTTCTAGCACAAATGGGGGAGCAGGCTTTTAACCTCTCCCAGATGAAAAATCAGGCAGACCTCTCTGCCCTTCAACAAAAGACCTCCCAAGAACAGCAGGCTTTTCCTCTAGAGCAACAAGTTAAACAAGCCCAGCTTGATCATACTAAAGCTCTTACCCGTAGTGGTAATGCTGGGGCTGCTGCTACAGAATATGCAAACTCTATTCGCCTTCCTAAAGAACAGGCTATTGCGGAGAATCTTCGTAAGCTTCACCTTTCTCAATCTAAAGATCAACAAGCACAGTTTGCTGCTCAAATGACCCAGCGTATGCAGCTTGCTGCCATTGCCAAGGCTAATAAGGGTGTATTACCTTTAGAGATTATGAATCAGCTTCCTCCAGAAGAGCGTGTTTATTTTAAGGATGCACAATCTACTGCTTTGATGGACCTTGTGTCTAATGCCTATCATAAGGCCTCTCCTGCTTGGCAAGAGAAGCGTGCTGAAGAAGAGGCTAGACTTAAGCAAACAAATGCAGCAGGTCAATGGCGTTATGACACTGTTATAGATAAACCTCAACCTGGACCTAAAACTCCAGGTAAGCCTGATATTGATCCTAATAACCGTCAACAGATGGTTAATTATCTTGCAGGTAAAAAGACTATTGCAGAACAGCTTCAGGCCCTAAAGGTTATGGGCCCCTCAATGAGTCCTGAAGAGTATGCTCATTGGGTACCCATTTATAAAGACCTCTCTGCAAAACAAGCTAATGACCTTAAGAATAAAAAGCTAGGTGGAGGTATTGATTTATCAAAGGTAGGTAAGAATGGTATTGCTACAGTACCAATTACTCCTGACGCAGGTATGGGAGGTAGTGCTCTATCTCTTCCCCCAGCCTTTAAAACAGTTTACGATAAGTCTGGTAAGGCAATTGCTAAGATTCCTGCAGATGGCAGGCTTACTCCTGAAGACGTAGCGGCAGGGCACACAATTAGATAAGGATAGTTATGGATGATCTTCCACTGTATGGTTCTAACAAAAAGACACGGGATTTTTCTGAGTTTGATCAGGAAGACCTTCCTCTCTATACTCCTAAAAAAGAAGAGCCTAGTTTTAGTAAAAAGGTAGTAGCTGGTCTAAAGGGTAGTGCTAATAGTCTTGAAGACAATATTGATACTGCTATGACCCTGGCGGGTGTAAACCATCCTTTAACTACTTTAATGCGGCTTGCTAAAGGTAAGACACAGGAACAAGCTTCTAATGTTCTTTTTGATGCTCTCCAGCAACGTAAGAAAGAACGAGCAGCCTTCTATAAGGATGATACTGATCCCGGCCTAGTAGGTAATCTTGTTGGTGGCCTTCCTCTTCTCCCAGGCCAAATGGCTACCCTTGGTGCCGGTGTGCTTAACACTGGTGCTAAGTTTGTGGAGAATGGTGAAACCCTTCCCAAGGCATATGGTGCAATGGGAACAGACGCCGCCTTCCAGCTTGCAGGTATGATGTTAGGTCCAGCAAAGAATGCTAGTATGGCAGGTAAAACAGCCTTCCTTGCTGGTACGAACGCTGCTCAAGATGCTGCTAGTAAATTAGCTATTTCCTCTATTGCAGATCAGGAAGAAACCAAGAAACAGTTTGCCCCTAGTTGGGAAGGTGCTGCCCAATCAGCTTTGATTGGTGTAGGCTTTGGCCTTACTCAGAAGGGTGGGAAGAAGGCTAAGCCTACCCCCGCTTTGGATAATCTAGAAACTAAGCTGAAGGCTAAGGAAGCTCTTAAACAAGAAGGTGCCCTCTCACCTGAAATGCAAGCTGCTAAGAAAGCTGATTTTCTACAAGCTCGGTTGCTTCGTCAAGCGATTGAAGAGCAAGATCAACGTACCCCTAATCAGGTACGTGTGGGTAAGGACGGTGAAGCTTATTTCACCTCTCCTGAAACTGAGATTGCTCGTGATGCTGCACAAAACCGAATGGTGGATCAATTAGAACAGCAACGTGAAGCTGGAATGCCAGAACGCTTACAAAATGCTGGACAAGAGGCCCTACCTTTCCACTCTACGGTTGAAGATATTGCTAACCAACAGGCTAAGCAAAGCCCACAAGCTGACATGTTTGTGGGTAATCGTTTGCCTGATGATATGCGTCCTGTTATTGAAGCTCAACAAACCCATGAATTCCTAAAGAATCGTGTGCAGAGTGAGATTGATGCAACTCCTCATGGAGACGTTCCTGCACAATTTGGCTCTACTTTAGAACATGGACGAGTAGATGAAAACGGGATGCCCATTCGTGCAGACCTTTCAATGGAAGCACAGAACCTTCAAGACCCCTTACAGCGTAATCTGTGGGGTGATGAGTTACCTACACGTACTGGTGATGGTGGTATTCCACTAACCCAAGCATTAGATAAGATGCCTCCTGGCCCTGAAAGGGATCAAGCTATTGCCATGCTGTCTGGACAAGCTCCCAACCCTGCTGCACTGACGGATAAGGTTAATTCCATCCTCAAGCGTAATCAAGGAGGTTCTTCACAGATGCTCACCGACATTGCTCAAGCAATTGTCGATAGTGGGGCTTGGTTAAAGACCAAGCTTTCTGGTAAGCCTGTGGAGAAAGCCGACAGTGTTGAGCATCCTACTAGCCCGGACACTATTAGTCAGAAAGCTGTGAAGCGCGCCAAGGCTACTGCCATTGGTTTGAAGAACAGTGTTTATGACCAAATTACCACAGTTGAAGAGGCTATGGCAAATCTTGGTAAGGACATGTCGTTTGTCAACCAAGAACTACGTGCTGGTATCAATGCCGTTATTCGTACCAACTCTACCAACGGTCCCTTAAAGGCTGTTCGTTATTGGATGAATAAGGCTTCTGACAGTGCTAATGCCTACTTGAAACAGTATGTAAATGGTAATGAGGGTTATAACCTCTCCTACGAAAAGCTTCGTGGTGAGGAAACTC